ATACAGTTGCTTCTTTTGACTTATTTACAACTAGATATTCATCAGTAGCTGATACATCTTGTACAGTTACATCAACACCTTTAGTGTAGTCATTAACTACTACATCTGAGTAGTATGGTCTATGTACCATATCTCAATCTCTTAGAAGAGCTGATTCTTCCATATTTGCTATTTCTCTAGCAATTAACTTTCTTTTTAAAAGTCTTTGAGTTCTTGCACTCCAGTATTCAGGAGTAAAAGCAGATAAATTGTTTGCCATTTTTTAATAAATTGTAATCTAAAAAAGTTTAAGTTAAATTATTGGATTACTTTAAGTATCATGAACTCAATCTTTCATTCTTTGCTTGTGCATCACTCCATGCTAAGAAATCATCATCAGACATCTCATTAAAATCTGAAATCTCTTTTGGTGTCTTAACTGAAGTATCAACCTTAGCAACTCCTGTTAGACTTGCTCATGATTGCGATTTATTCCTATATTGTTCATCCAAAAGCAATGTAGGATCGTTTTGTGCTGCATATAATTGAAATGCCTCACTATAAGATAAGTCCTTTTCAGCCATTATCTTTTCTATACCCTCTTCATGTCATTTAGCCATAGGGTACTTTTCTAAGAAAGCATCCTTTTCTTTTTGAGCTTCTTTTGCTAACTCTTGGCTAGCGATACTTTCTTCTAATTCTTTTACTCTAGCCTCTAACTCAGCATTGTCCTTAATCTTAGCTTTTAGTTCTTCGACTTCGGCTCTTGCTTCATTCCTTTGTTTAAGAAGTTTTACTACACTAGATTGTTTTTCTGTTGTAGTATCAGCTTCAGGTTTAGTTTCAGATTTAGTTTCAACCTTAGTTTCTACCTTTTCTTCTACTTTTTCTTCCACCTTTACTTCTTCAGCAGGTTGTTCTGCTGTTTGAGTTTCTTCAGCATTAGAATCGTCATTCTTAGCTTCTAACTCATCGATAGTTCAATCCAATTCTGCTTGGATTAGTTCATCTTGTGTTACCATAATTGTAATACATTAAAGTATAAAATATGCCTTATACTAGGGCGAAGAGATTACAATTATATGTCGCTAGGTGGACAAAAACACAAAACCACCTAGCCTCATATAATATCTTCGACTCGTATAACTATTAAAGACCAACAGCTTAAAGTCATTCAGACTCTAAGCTAGATAGAGCATCTATCTGCTCTTGTACTTCAGCTTCATCCATTGCTTGAACTTGCTGTTCTTTTACCTTTTCTGCTTCAGCTATTGTAACAGGTAGAGCTTCCAACCATTCAATCCAATAATTCTCTGTCCTATATTTATCTAATTCTGTATAGCAGTCTTCTATGCAGATATTGTCTATCTTAAATTCTCTTGTTTTTCATAAGAGTACATTAATTCTACCATCAATATTCTTTTGGATTCAGTCTAGGATTGCCTCCTTTATCTCTTTATCCTTAATATTGATTCATTCTTTTAGCTTTCATAAGAACTTGATCTCATGTCTTAGAAAGTCTGCTAGTGAAATACCTTTTATTTCTGTTCCACCCTCTAAAAGAATTTTGTTTTGCTCTATTTGTTTATCTCTTAGAGCTTGAATGTGATTTTGCCATTCATTAGATGGTCTAAATCACTCTAGTTTAGCAATTAAATCTCCCATTCTTTTTATAATTAGTATATAAAACTACTTTTTCTTCTTAAAGAATGATTTTACACTCTTTTTTTCTTCTTTCTTAACATTTTCCTTACTCTCAACTTTTTCTTCCTTTATTTCATTTTTCACAACGGTATGAACTGGTTTTTTACTCCACATTTCTGCCTTTAATTGATTTTTAATAGCCATTTTTAGTTATTAACATCTAAATGATTGAGCTAGCTCACTAAATAATGCTAGATGCAGTAGCACTTCATTGTCAAGGTATTAAATCTTGCCTTGAAGTGATTTTCTTATCAGCTCATTGCATAGCTTGACTCATTGCTATATTACTAGATGAGTTAGCCATTTCTGTAAATGCAGGATTTACTGAACTTTGGAGAGGTAGATTTATCATTGCTCTCCTTAGAGCTTGTAAAACTACATCTTTTGCTTTATTATTCTCAGCTTTTTGGAGATATACCCAAAAAGTTCTAAGATATTCTTTAGGATAACTGAATATTGAGTGTGGTACTTCTCACATATTTACCATCTCTACAAATCCTAATGCTACTGTTTCATCATTCTCTAATGGAACTAGTACATTTATCTCATTAGGTGTCTTTCAGTTACATCTAAAACACATTCTTTGTGCTATTCTCTTACTTACATCAGGAACAGATGGATTATTTAATACCATTCAGAGATATTTATCTCGGAATATCTGTTCTTTTTCATTCTTTGATTGTAAATCTGCTTTAGTTCAAAGAATGATATGTGGTATTTGCCTAGTAAAGAAGTCATCTTTACCTAATTCAAATGATTTTATCTCAAAGTTACTTACTAGAACTACTGATTTCTTATCTACACTACTAAAGTTCTCTTGATAACCTTTCCACCATTCAAACCAAAACCTCTTATCTCCCCAAGCATTGATTTTATTATTGAGTAATCCAATAATATTAGAGTTAGCTTGAGCTATTTGAGATTCTGTAGCAGTAGTTCTTCATCCACTAACGATACCTTGTTGTAATGTGTCTATATTAGTGTCTAACATAGCTTCATTATCTAAGGCTTGTATCATATTGATACTATCAGCTTTAATCTGACTTCTAGGGATTTCCATTCCTACATTCTGAAGATTCTCTACTGTATCTACAAAGATATTTCTTCAGTTAGTTGTAGGCTTTAATATATCATCTTTATTCTTGATTAGTCTTGAGTTCCAAATGAAGTCGCCTCATAATGCTTCTTTCTTTGCTTTAATGATATTTAGGTTAAACAAGATTGTCTTTGCTATCTGTTTATCATCTAGTTTATCACAAATACTTTCTCCAAATGGATCATTTCTTCTTGGTTTTCGGTAGTTTAAGATAATTGGGAACTCTATCATATTCGGATTTTTCTTTTCTTCCTCTAAGATAGGTTTTAACTCCTTTACTCTTAGCACTGTTCTCCTAGCATTAGTAAGAGTAATTATGTATTTCTTACCATTAAAGTTAGTAAAGTGATGATATACATCTAAAGAGAAGTTAGTTTTTAAGTCATCACATGAACTAGGCATTACATAATTATATGCAGCTGCATAAGCTACCCAGTTTTGTTGATTTTCAGGAGAAAAATAGCTACCTACAACCTTATCTAGCTGTTCTCTATCGTAGCTTTCATCTGCCATTAAGTCCATTATTGAAGTAGTGAACTCAAATCAGTGAAATCTATATCATGAACCATCAAAGTTACCTAACTGAGATGGTATTGGATCAGGTATCCATGATAATGGGTTGATAACTAAGAATTTAGGCATCTTTCTTACATCATCCCAACCGTATCTATACCTTATTCATACTCAGAAAAAGTATCTATCTTGTTCTTTTTGATAGTATAATTGTTGATAATCTTGTTCGTTATTATCAAATTCAGCCATATAATTAAGATTATCTGCTTTATCTGCAGATACCCATCAATCAGCTGAAGCAAAATTTACTGTTAATCAATCTGTATATGAACTAGCTATCAAAGTATCTGTCGCATTAGCTATCATATTGATATTGATTTTGTTTATATCTTTGGATTGTTTATTCCACCTGATAACTCTATCTCTATATTGATTCCTTTTATTTACAACATAGTTAAAACCCTCTTGATATTCTCTATCAATCTGAGTTAGGAGTTTATCTAAGTCTTCTTGATTTAATATTTCATTTATTTTCATATAGAAAAGGGGGAATATAAACTTTATTTCCCCCATAATATGATATTATATTCGATAATTCAATTAAGCTCTTGCTTTACAATATTGACTTCTAATATAAAATACTTAGTTAGTACAAGATAGAATCTCGATCTACTTCGTATGTTCATGTAAAGGTGTTCTCATCTTGTTCTAGTTGTTCTACTAGGAATATCATTCTAAACATGATAGCATCTGCAAAGTCAGGACTACGATTTATTCTCCTTTTTAGGTCTTTCTTATCCTCTATTTTCACTTTACCATCGGTATCTATTCCTGTTATAAAGATATTTTCTAGTTCTTCAGATAATTTATCTCTTATTACTCAGTCTGCATATACTCTAATCAGTCTTTTCTCCATCATTTCTTTGAGTTTGAAGTAGCATTGAGCTTTAAGATTAGCATAATTCCTTATAACATATCATTTTTTCTCTGATTCTAGCTTATATGGACTTGAATTGTTTACAAAGTTAGTACAACCTCTTAATAAGTCTGCTAATCAACCTCATACTCAGTCTGAATCTACTACTATATTTCTTCTACTAACATAATACATCTGCTCTAAGTCTTTTACTCTATCTGCTATCTCAGGTATAGTATTCCTTTCGTACTGGATTATCTTTATACATTCTAATCATTTTCGGATACATATAACTGTTTTATCATCTCCTAACCTTGCTACATCTATACTTATATATGTCACATCTGATTTCTCTACATAGGTTTCAAATAAATCTTCTATCTCATCATGTCTAAATAGCTTCCCTGCTTCTCCACTCCAATCAAAGTTTCAGTATAACAATCTTTGCTTAGTAATTTCATCTGTTGTACTCTTTAACTGCTCTATATATGCAGGATCTACAAACTCATTATCTGTAGCTAAACTAGGTATAAAGGCTCTGTCTTCAGGTAGTGTTCAAGATTTATAAGGAGTATAAAACTTTCTCTTTACCCATCATTGATCAGGGTTAAATGTACATAATAGCTTAGGTGTTAGATTATATTCTTTGTTCTTTTGTCTAGCAATACGAGTATTCAGGATAGTAAATGCTTGTTCATCTATCTCATTTGCTTCATCTATAAATCATCATGTTAATTCTAGTGAACCAAATCTTGTGAATAATGGATCTGCAGGTTGTGTTGCACAATCTAATAAAAGTATCTCACTTCAGTTTTCAAATCTGATAATATTATACTTTTTATCTAATCTTCACATAAACTTAGCAGGAATATTATATGTCTGTCACATCTTATAATAAGTGTTTACTGTAGTCTTCATAAGGTTAGATAATTCTCTACGACCAATAAACCACCTTGTTCAAGGATACCTTTGTGCCATATACCATAGCCACATTACTCCTATAAAGGATTTTCCACCTCAGGCTCATCCTCAGTATCCTATATGCTTAGTCTTTTTGTCAGTCAGCACCTCTCGTGCTTCAGCTTGTTTCTCAGTCATCTCAAAATTTGGATTGAATGTCTTTCACATCGTTTTCTTCTCAATCATTAGAATCTAAAATCTCAACCTCATTATTCAGATTGTCCATATCAATAACTTCAGGTTGTTTGTGTTTAATAGTGATAGTAACTTCTCATATTCCTTGAAATTCTGTACTTTCTTCTTTCTCTTTACCTATTCACATTCTGTTAAGTCTATCTACTATCGCTGCATTCCTTACTGCTGCAGGTGTTTTCTCATTTCTGATTAAATCCATCTGTATATCTAAGCACTCAGCTGCATCTGTCATTATCTTCTCTTGTAGATACTGCTTTATCTTCTCCTTTCTTTTCATATACATTCAGTTTGGTCTATCACTATCTAATCGTTCTTCAGGATTAGCTAATGTTCATTTAGATGCTCTATATGCTGCACTAGCATTGTGAGATTCTAAATATTCATCAACAAATGCCTTTTCTTTATAAGTCAGTTTTTTCTTCATAGCTATTTTATCAGGTCAAACATATTTACCACTTCAGGCTTCTCCTGTTCTCTCTACTTTACCTATAACTATCAAATCTTTACTAGGTCAAGCAGGTCTTCCTCTACTTTTCTTTACTTGTTTAGTGCTATTTTCTTCTATCTTAGTGCAGTCTTCCATTTACTTTTCTTACTATCTAAAGTGTTTTCTGATAAGTCTTTACTCTTGTATTTCTCCATTTCTTCTAGGATTCTCTCATTACTCCATCAGAGAAATGGCTTTTTATGAGTGAGTAAAAAATACTGTTCTTTAATCTTATCCCTTTCTGCATCTTTTACTTCCTTGTTATACCTCTCGTTTATCTCGTTATCTAACTTATGTAGAAATTCTAAGATGTCCCAAGTAGGCATATACTCATACATCTGTACATGAGTCCTGTAATCTACTACTAGTTTGAGTAGCTTTGTTGCTTTCTCTGATTCTTGCTGCCTCTCTATTCAGGCATGGTTGTTTTGGTTACTCTTGTCTAATAACTCCATTCTTTTCTGTAAAAAATAAAAGAGAGCAGTTTTAATTCTGCCCTATGTAATCAGTTCGGATTTTTCTTCGGTTCTTCTTTCCCTTGAAATCTTTACCACTCCATCTAAGTTCGTTCTCTTTTATGAGTTCAGGGATATATTCTTCTACTAGATATGATTCTACTCTATCTTTCTTTATCAATTTATCGCCAATAAGCCAATTCTCATCGTAGTCTTTTTTAAAATAAGCCTCATAGTGTTCTCTAAGTAGCTTAACATACTCCCATCAATATTTTTTTGTTAAATTCTCATCATATTTTCTATTTACTCTTTCACTAGCAATTTTATCTCCTCTAGGTCAAGTAGTTCGGTTACATCAGTTACATTGTAAGTTGATATTTCGTTTACATAAACAAATATTCTTTACTTTCCTAGAAAAATCGTGTCCTCAGGCATGATTACCCCAACTAACTAACTTATTACAACTAATACAAAATCCTTTTCATTCTCTATCTGAATCTCTTAACCTAGCATTCTCTTGCATTAACTCCATAGCAAATTCCACTAGATTCAGTGTTTTCTTCTTCTTTTTGTACTCTCTTTCAGGTTTTCATTCTAATTTCCTTATCTCATTCTTCATCTTCTTGTCGCAGTCTTCTTTCTTCCTCTTTAATTTTGCCATTATCTTCCTATCTATCTGTGCTATCTTCCTATCTAAGTTGTTCTGATTCCTTTCTTTCTCATCTTCTACTTTCTTCTTCCTTTCCCACATAGCCTTAGAGTATGCAGCTTCATATACTTTGTTCCGTTTTATTTCGATACTTTCTTTTGTTTTCATTTATAAAAAAACTCTCGTAGTAAATAGCTCTAAATCAGAGCAGTATAAAAAACTACGAGATAGTGACTATATCATTTGGATATATTTTCTTTGGAGTATTATTTTTCTATATATTTCCCTTTACATTTCAAATGTTTTTTATAATAAGGAGATATTTTACTTGTTACACTAGATAAGATGTGACTATTAGTAATCATTGCTATCCTAACTATTGCTAATACTGTTATGCTTGGTATTTTGTTAGGTGGATTAGAAAATTTTTCTAAAGATGTAGGAAAATATAAAGACAGCATTGAAGATGTGCTTTATGATATTAAGAATAAACTATATAAATAAACTCTTTAATTTCTACTAAAAAAGTGTTCATTCTACTTCTTTTGTATAATCTTTTCTAAATATGGCTTTTGCTCTAAATCCTATAAAATCTAACTTAAATTTCTCTCGTTCATCATCAGTAGGTGCTTCTTTTACTAACATCCTGTAGCACATTCTTATTGCTTCTTTTTCTGCTTCAGGAATTAAACGCCACCTAAGCATAGTAGCATCTCGCTGACTTCTCTCTAATTTCCTTTTTAAATCAGCATTTTCTCTTTTTAACTGTTCAACTTCAGTTAATTCTCTTTTTCAAATCATATTATTGTTGGTTAATTATAAAACTCTCTTAACTCACTCTACAAAGTCATCATGATCTAATAACATTCTCTTTGTTTGAGTGAAATATTTATATACTGCCTCTATTACTTCATCTGTGTTATCACTTCAACTAGATTCAGTATTCTCTAATTCTTTGATATATGAATTTTGTCATATTATAAGTTCTTCTTTATCTTTTATTTCTTCCTCTAGTCTGTGTATCTTATCTATATACCCCTGTATCTCCTCATCATATGGATCATTATATTCATATTCTCAATCTACCATGTAGACTATATCTTTTAGCATTAACTTATCTACATACCTAACATATGTCCTATCCTTTCATAAATGTTCTAATAAATCTCATTTGGTTTTAAATCTCATATTTTCTTATTTAAGTTATAAAGCCTTATTATGACAAATTTCATATTTATAGTAATTAAATTATATTAGAAAACAAGCTGAATTATGATTTTTGTCATATCACTTTTAAAATTATGAGATGCGCGCGGGGGGATATTACTCTAAATTTACGCCACTCCGATGGGATAATACCCCTCCTCCCTCTCTCCAAACTGAACCATAAAAGCAAGCCAAAGCATAGTGCTGAACTGAACTCTCTCAATTTTTATGTGTTGGGGGCTTTTAATTTTTGGATCATCTTTTTGATATACTCTTTTTTAAGATATCAGTTCTAAACTATGATTATTCTTTTACTTTGCACAATACATATTGTGCGAACCTTTTATTTTTGCTAAAATTTTCTTCTAGAAAGAAGTTTTACCTTATCAAACCTAACAAAAAGTAAATGCTAAACTCTACACTAAATTAACATATTTGATTTATAGCTGTTATATAGTTTTATTTGATTATATACTTTATTATTTATTTATTTGTATGTAGTATTATTTTACAATTAAAATTATTTTCTTTTTTCTTTATTCATATAAAAACAAGATCTTGTTTTTATACTCATTTATTTTAACTAGTGGATTTTTTTAACATCTTGTTTTTATATCTCCTTTTTATTGGATCTTCTTTTTATTGGATCTTTTCTATTTTTGATTTCTTACTTTATTTATATGTTATAATTTGTAAGAGTTTTGCCAGTTTGTTTCGTTTCATTTAGTGTAAATTTTAAAGTTTTTTTCTTTATATGGTATAATTAACAGCTCTTGAGTTTTTTTGCTCTATTTTGATTTTATTTTTCTATATTGTTTGGATCTTTTTATTTTTGATATTTTTTGATCCTCATTTTATAGATTTTTTTTATTTTTTTATACTTTTTTAGACTTTTTTTGATTTTTATTTTCTTAGTTGTTAATTATTGTTTTACTATTATTTTTATTTTTTTGATAACAATTTTATAAAAATCTCTTGATTTTTTTCTTTTTTGGAGTATAATACCATCGTCATCAAAAAATAAAGCACCTACAACTTATAAAGGTCAATGGAGTTATCCAAAGAGTAAAAGCTTTATAAATGACTAACCTACTACACAAACCTTTTAAGATGTTGTTAACGAGATCCTGTTCTTAGTCAGCCGTTAACATCTACAACTAAGATCTTATTTGGTTCTACTACACAACTACTACACAACAGCAATAAAAACAAGTCGTTATTGCTAGCATGAGATCTTTAACATTTACACTACTACACTTTAGAACCTTTAAAGGTTCTAAACTTACAAGAGGTTATTTTTTACTAATTAACTACTTAAAAAATGACTTACTACTCAAAAATTATGAATAAAAAAGGTATTTTTAAGCCTTTTAACGAAAACAAGATAAAAGATCTTGTAAGATTTGAAACCTGACATTTTACTAAATGAGGATTAGAAATTGTAAAATTTTACAATTATAAACACCCTGAAAAATGATTTTTTTATAGAGCTGGATCAAAAAATCTTTGGTTTACTCACTTTATGCAATGTAGAAACTACTTATAAAATGATTTTTTAACCTCTTGTAAATTTAGATCTTTTGAAGAGATCTCTTTTAACTACTTACAATTATAAAGATGTTTAGATGAAAAAACTACCTAACTAAAAACCCTGAAACTAAAAGGGTAGATGTAGACTGTAATCTATATCTAGAAAGCTTAGAAAAAACTACTTACGAAAATGAAGATCAACTACTAGAAAATGGTTTTACTTACATTGACGGGGACAACTCTTACAACTACGAAGATTACAACGAAAAAACAAGGGATCTATCTTACACTATGAATTGGAACTTATATTGAAGGAAAAATCCAAGAGGTCGCGGTTTTCAATATGTAGTGGAGATCAGAAAACACTTAGGGGGTGATGTTAGATGTAATTACAAGACACTTTGATACTACAAAACGAATGAAAATTGCCACTACTATCTTATGTGGCTTTTAGATGTTTTCAACTGTGATTACTACCAAAGAAGTTATCTAAATGACTGTTTAAGACATCACAAAGAAAATATCGAAGACTTTAAAAAGGAGGCTTAGATCTCCTCCTTTATTTTTATTTTTTATATATCAAAAAAATGACTTACACTTACACAGACAACGAACTAGAAACACTATGGGACAACCTTACAACCTATGAGATCGCAACAGAAAACGAATTACAACTAATTACAGACATTAACGGCTATAATTTGGAAACTTTAGAAGATGTCCTATATGCTAGAACAGGTTATCACGACTGGGAACAGTATGAAGAATGCGAACTATAAAAAACTTTTTATATTTTAACTACTTACTAAAAATGGCTACTAGATCTACTATTTACCTCACTAGAGGAAGACAAAAAATTTTAAAGATGTATCACCATTGGGACTGATACGAGACAGGCGTAGGGGAAACACTTTTTAACACTTTTGATCCTGAAAGCTACAAGCCTGAACCAATAGGAGAAAAGGATCTTATCCCACTCTTATTTAAACTAGAAACACTACAACAAGGGCGAGAAATAGAACCCCTTACAACTAATCACGGCGACATAGAATATTTGTATTTTGTGGATCTAAATACTAGAAAAATCACTTATTTTAAAGACTGATATTGAGAGGAAGAACTAGAAAGGGGAAAAGAAATAGAACTTACAGGGGATCTTTTAAACAAAATGAAATATAAAGAACTCAAAAACATTTACGAGAAAGATCAATAAAAAAGATCTTTCTCTTTTACATCTTTACTACTTATAAAATGACAATAAAAAGAGAACGATTTTTACAATGTTTAGAAAGACAAAAAGAGATTTTACTAGAAATTGAAAAGAAATATAAAGGATCTAATCGAGTAGAATTAGACTGAAAAGATCCTGAATTTAAAGCAATACGAAAAGAACTTATAGAGATCCAAAGAGATATAAATGACTATTTAAGCCACTAATTTTTTACTTTTTAACTACTTACAAAAATGAACGAATTTTTAGCAATTTACAAGAAAACAGGACAAACCCTTACAATTTATAAAATAAATAACAAATACTACACGATCAACAGCAAAAACAAAACTAAAGAATATAAAAAAGAAAATCTTATTTTTATTTGATAACTACTTACTAACAATGAAACAACTTACAAAAGAAATGAAATCAGTATTAAAAACTGGGTATAATATAGACCACCGAACAGGAGAACCAACAGAATATTGGATCCAATATTGATATTTGACAAACAGTAATAAATATTGCTGAATTATATGGGACGGGGATCTTTTACTTGCTAAAATCTTATATTGAAACAAGAAAGACCCTAACAACTACGAACGGCACACAGAAGACAAAAACACAAGAAATTTAATAAAAAGAAACTGGCTAAAATATGCTTAATTTTAAATTATAACTACTTATAAAATGGCACTTACTAAAGAACAAAAAAGGGAATTTATAGAAGAACTACAACGAGAACTTAGACACGACATCTACAATATTTAATTTTATATTTTAAAACTTTTAAAAAATGGAAGAACTAAAAATTTACCAAGTATATTTTACAAACGCTTGGAATGACAGCGAAAACCAAGAACGATATTTTAGAACAGAAGAAAAAGCCAGTAAAAAATACAAAGAACTTTGTAGAAAATACTGATTAAAAACTAGCTTTTGTTTCAGTGATAACGAGGAATATTGCGTTTGATACTGAACGATACATATTGAAGATTAAAATTTTATTTTATAACTACTTACTAAAATGAAACTAGAAGAACTTAAAACAATGGGACAGATCTTACAAGAGATCGTAAACGAGGACTATTATTCACTACACGAATTTTTACTAGAAAGCACAGAAGAAGAAAGAAAAAGAGTAGAAAAAGAAATGACAGACAAAGACTATAAGCAATACTACGAATATTTAGACAGTTTTAATTTTGAAAATAAGGATCAACTAGAGGCGAAAATCTGTGAATATATAGAGTATGTAAATCAACAGCCTTTAGGAATGGGAGAAATGTGAGATATTAGTGATATGGCTGATGATTATGCAAGAGAAAGGAAACTACCTTTTTATGAAGATTAAAATTTTACTTTATAACAACTTATTTAAATGAAAAATACTTACATTATAGCAATTAAAGAGGACTTAGAACCATACTTTATACAAAAAAGAGTTTGAGAAGATATAAGCTATATTTGAAGAGATTTTTACAGAGCTTATATTTTTGAAACTAAAAACAAGGCACGAGAAACTTTTAAAGACTGGTATAATACACGACT